GAATCTGGAGATATACTTAAAATTGAATCTTCAGTAACATCTGGTATAAGTGCTATTGTTAGTTATTTAGAAATATTTGACGAAAAGAGTGCATGATTGAATTGGTACTTATACCTAAGCAAAATATTAGTATTGTATGGAAACAATGTGAAGGTATGATAGCAGATGCTATGGCAAGATCTAACAATTATGCAAATGCTAGTCATTTTAAAAAATGGATTTCTGAAGGTAAAATGCAATTATGGTTTCTTTGGGATAAAGATCAAGATATTCCTGATAGACTATATGGTATTGTTATTACAGAAATTATACAAAGACCATTACAACGTTGCTTAAATATTAAAATCATGACAGGTAAGCATCGTGAAAAATGGCAGCACTTAATAAAAAACATTGAAGATTTTGCCTGGCAAAACCAATGTGATTTATTAGAGCTTGTTGCAAGACCTGGATGGAAAAAAATATTAAAACCATTTGGTTATCAAGAAAGTCATGTATTATTAGAAAAACATAAGGAGAATAAATAATATGTCATTTGGAGGTGGAGGAAGTGGAGGAACATCTACTTCAGTAAGTACAGCACAACCTTACGCACCAGCAGAACCTGCATTAAATCAGATATTATCTGAAGCAGGAACTATATATGGTCAAGGGCCAACTGGAGCTGGGTATGTAGCACCAAGTCAACAAACATTACAAGGATTATCAGCACAAGAGCAAATGGCTCAAGCTGCTAATCAACAAATACTAAATACAATACAGGGTCAGTATACTAATCCTTTTTTATCTCCTTTAATTAGTCAAGCTGCTACTGATATTTATTCTGGTGTTGCAGGTCAATTTAGTGGAGCAGGAAGAACTCCTGGATCTCCAATGATGCAAAGTCAAGTAGTTGGACAAGTAGCTGAAAAAGCATTACCTTATGCATTTGGTCAGCTTGAAAGAGAAAGAGCTAGACAATTATCTACAGCTCAACAAGTACCTAGTTTAACTGCTGTTGGTGGAGCATTAGAAGATATACAAAGACAACAACAAATGGCTCCATATCAAGCATTGCAACAATACTATAATATTGCTGCACCTATTGCTTATGGATTACCAACACAACAACAATCAATGACTCAACCAAAAGCTAATCCAATTACTATGGCTGCAGGTGGTGCTTTATCAGGTGCTGCATTAGCTCCAATGTTAGGAGCTACTGGCCCAATGGGAGCTGCTGTAGGAGCAGGATTTGGTTTATTAGGAGGATTATTATAATGAAACACAAAGAACATTTACAACATTACATTAAAGAACACAAAGTAGCTTTAGGATTAGCTGTTATTGTTATTATTGCTTTAATAATTTTATAGGAGTTTATAATGTCAGGTGGTGGTGGATCAGGATCTGATGGTGGAAATGATATGCAAGTTTCAGGAGCTGAAGCTGCATATTCTTCTGAAAAAGGTATAAGCACACACGCAGATACTCAAGTATCCGATAAATCATTTAGTGGTGGTGGTGATGGGCCAAGCTATGGTTATGGAGAAGGAAAAGTAGATCCTGGATTTCAAAAAGCAAATACATCTCCTAGAGCTGATACATCTACTGTAGGTATTGCTGCACCTGATACAAACTATTCTGATTCTGAAATAGAAAAAGGTTATACAGACGAAGGCGAAAAGTTAGCCAATGTTAATGGTACATACATGACCAAACAACAAATGTATAACACAGGAATTATTGAAAAAGATCCAGAAACTGGTCAAGATGTTCAAGGAAGATACACAGTAAATCCTAATACTGGTGAACTTGAAAGAACAGATATGACTTTTGCTGAGCATTGGGCTAATGCACCAGAAGCTATTAAGTTATCACCAACATTAAGATTTTTATATGCTAGTGGTAAAAACATTGGTGAGTATTTTAAAAACAAAAATTTTCAAGGTTATAATGAAGCTGGTTTAAGAGGTGTTAAAGGAAATGCTGCATTAGGTTATGGTGTTGGTACTCAAGAATCTTTATTAACTACTAATGCTGAAAGAGATAGTAATATAATGAGAGATTTAGCAGCAGATGCACCTTATATAGTTTCTGGTACACAAAAACCAGATTCTGTTGCTGCTAACTGGTATAAAAATTTAGGTAGTGGTGGAAATGAATTTTTCTTTAGTAAAGGTTATGCTGATGCTAAAGCAAAACAACAATCAATCTTAGGCAACCCAACTGCTGTAAGATATTTAGCTGTTAATGAAAGTCCATTTTATGATTGGCTAAAAACAAATAGTTTAGATAAAGGAATATTATAATGGGATTATTAGATATATGGAATGATTGGAGAAAAGAAACTGGCTATGGTTCTACTGTTGAAGATATAGCTAAACAATCACAATATGGAGTTCCTCTTAAAAAAGAGGAAACTAAATCATCATCTCCATTAGATCCTAGAAACTTAGGATATACAGGTAATTTAGTTGGTAGACAAACTGATATTAAACCAGATGTTAAACAACAAGCTATGATGTCTCCACAAAATACACAAAAATTAGCTACACCACCTGTTATGAAACAACCAACAGATCCTATAGTTACTGGTGGTCAAGGTACACAACAAGGTGATATTGGTTTCTTTCAAAAATTAGCTAATATGGCTAATGTAGATTTTGATAAAGCAGCTGCTCAATGGAAAGACAAAGGTGGCTTTGAAGGACTTATGGCTAATCCTGCATTTACATTAGGACTAGCATTTATGCAAGCTGGAGCTGAAGGTAAAACAATTGGTCAAGGATCTTTAGATAATATTCTTAAAGCTGGTGCTATATCTCAGCAATATAAAAATATATTAGAATCTAAAAAACAAGCTCCTATACAAGCTACATCTACTGATATTGCTGAAGTTAAATCATTATTAGAAACAATGAATATTGAAAAACCCAATGTAATTGAAAGAATTATGGGTAAAGTACAAGGCAAAAATGTATCAGCTATGTTTGATATAGCAGCAGAAGATATTGCAGTTGAATTACAAAAAGAAATGCAAAGACTTCAAAAAGCTAATAAATCAGGTAAGCCTTTAGTTTTTGATACTAGACGTAAATTACAAATTATAGAAAAATTAGTTAAAGAAGGTAAGTTTAAGAAAAAAGGTGGAATACCTTTTATTACATCTGCTACATTAGAATCAGATGTTACTGTTCCTACTAGAGCTAAAGGTGGCCCAGTACAAGCTGGTAAAGCATATGTTGTAGGAGAAAAAGGGCCCGAAATAGTAATACCTAAATCTGATGGTAATGTACTTACAAATGATGACTCACAAATATATGCTATGTTATTAGCTGCTAACCCACAATTACAAAAGGTATCTAGACAAAGAGCTGAGAAAATACTTAAAGCTAGATTCCCTGAATATTTTGAAGGATAATTATGAAAGTTACTAAAATTACTAAAGCTCTTTTATCAAGAAAAAGAATTGAAAAATCATTTCCTAGTTTAGGTTCTTATTCTAAATCTGACATTAGTAGAGAAGCTATGGTTTTAAGAAGATCTTTTGGAAAAGATATGGAAAAAGGTTTATATAGATCTCCTCCTATTATTTCAATGAAAGGGGAATTAGCTAATGTAGCTGGTAGAAAAAAAGAAATAAAAGTATTCCAATCTAAAGTTAAAAAGATTCAATCTGCTGTTGCATCTAGAGTTAGATCTAAACAAAAACAATTTGGAAGTAAAGCTAGATTATTTGAAAAAAAAACTGTTCCAGTATTTACTCCATCTAAAACTGCAACAAGTAAAACATATTATTTTAATCCTCAAAAACCACCTACTAAAGATGTTTTTAAAAGAACATCATTTGGAAAATTAGTTAAACAAAAACAAGAAAGATTAATATCTAAAGCATTTGGTTTATCTAAAGTAGCTGGTATGAAACAAAGTGAAAAGGTAGCTCAAAAACTAGGCATACCTAGCGATAAATATAAAGTATCTAAAATTAAATATTCACAAAAAAGAAAAACTACTTTTATGGGTGATGATGATATTACATCTCCTATAATAAACAAAAAAGGTGATATTTTATCACCAGGTACAGAAGCTCTCTCAAGCATGAGATTTGCAAAAAGAAAAGGAGTTCCTTCTGAACCTAGAGGAAATATAGATCCATATGAAGGTATGAGTGTTGGATTACCTTATAAAAAATTAAAAGCTATGACAGGTAAAAGTTTAAAAATTAAAAAACCTACCATAGAAATAGAAAGTGGTGATGAACCTTTTGGTTTTGAAAAAGTAATTACTAAAACTAAAAAAATAAAAGGTTTTGAATTTCCTGTTAAATCTGAAATAAGACGAAAAAAATTTAAATAATGGCTAATGGAATACCTCTTAATGATCCAAGACTAAGAGATCCAATACAAAATGTACCTGATGGACTTAATGATCCTGTCCAGGCGAAAGTACCTGGATTCTTTGAGTCTTTGCGTAACCCTATAGATCTTATAAGAGAAGAATCATTACCTGCATCTTTTTACCAATGGATTACTGGTAATACTAAAAAGAAACAAGCAGAAGAAGCATTAGCTTTTGTTCGTAATAATCCTAATCTTGTTAATACTAAAGTATATCAAGAAGCAGAACGTAAGCTATCTAGATTTGGTTATCTATTAGATGAAGAAGGGCCTAATGATATTGACCTAAAAGAAGTAGGCAATATGATGAAAGCTAATCCAAAGTTATTTGGAGCTGAATTAGTTAACATGATGTTAGCTGATCCTTATTTATTATTTATGCCATTAGGTTGGGGTAAGTTAGGTAGAGGTGTAGTAAATGCTATGCGTCTCAAATACTCTAAATCATTACAATTAACTAAAATAGCTCGTAAAAAAAAAGAAGCTGAAGTAATGTCAGACCTAAGAGTTGGTACTGTTGCTACACTTGGTACTCCATTTGTATTTTCAGCAGCATGGCAACTTGGTGAAGATGCTTCTTTAGATCCTAAAAGAACTACAATAGAAACTACATTTGGTGCAACAGCAGGTGCTTTGTTATCTGTTGGATTTGCAGGAATGTCAGCAGCAGCTCAAAGACTTACTAGAGTACCTAGAATCAAAATAGATGAAGGTGTTAAAAAAATATTTGATAAATATAAAATTAATCCTGATGAAGCTATTAAAATTACCGAAGGTGGTAGCTATAAATCTGTAGATGACTTATTAAAAATTATAGCAGCTGAATCAGACATCATAGCTGATCCTAAAAAGTTTCAAGCTATGGCAGCAGATATTACATCTGTAATGCGAACACCAGTAGAAACTGCAAGAGACATGATTAAAAATTCTGTCTTAAAAGCTAGTGCTATTGGTGGAGTTTTTGGTACTGCACAATTCTTAACAGCAGATGATGATAAGTTATTAGCTACTGCTAAAGGATTTGCAATCGGTGCGTCTATATATGGTGCAGGGAAATTTTTTGCTAGTCAATTGCGTAAAGCTCCTAAAGCCTATGATGATGCAGCATTAGCTGGTGAATCAGCTTTAGATACATCTAGATTTATTACAGTTAAAATTAATTCAGCTGCACAATCATTAAGTAATAAAGTTAAAGATGCTATACCTGATGGTTTAGATTCTAGACGTAAAATATTTTATTATCTTACTGGTGCTACAGTTGATAGAAAAACATTTAAATTTGATCCTAAATTAAAACCTATTGCTAGTAGTGAATTAAGCAAAGCTGAACTAGAAGCTGCAAAAACTATTAAAAAAATATTTGATGAATATGCTAATATCTTTGGCAAAGAAGGTAAAGGTTTATTCTTTAATCAAAGATCTAATTATCTTCCATTAATGTGGAATGAATATAATCCTAAAGATCAACCATTTAAATTTACAAAAGATTACGACAAAGTAGTTACTGGGCCTTCTGGTAAATTTCAATTTAGTAAACGTGGTGTATTCCAAGATATTAATCAAGGAATGATTAAAAACTATACTATAAGACAAGGTATGGATGATCCAGCAGAACTTATTAGAATATATGGTTTTGCTGCATCTAAAGCTCTATCTACTAGAGCTCTAATTACACATTTAGAAAAACAAAAAGTAGGTAATATTCCTTTATTAGTTAGAAATCCTAACTTAGCTCCATCATTTGATCCAAGAGATTATGTAAAATTTAATCATCCTTATTTTGAAGCTGAAGGTAAAATGCCTTTTATACATAGAGGTATGGAAAGATCATTAAGAATGGTCTTTGATGCTACTGAAGAAAGTGCACTTATGGGTGCAATATTTAATACCAACCTAATGATGAAAAGATTAGCTGTTGGTTTTTCATTTTTTCATGCTGGAGCATTAGTAGAGAGTTTATTATTTGCTGGATCTAAATGGAATTTTATAAAAAAAATTGTAGATCCTAGAGCTAAACCTGAAATCTTAAATATGGTTAGAGATCCAGGTGCTTATATAAAAGATTTTCAACATGCAATTCAACAACTAAGACAAACAGGTTATGATGATGTTGTTAGATTTGCACAAGGTAGTGGTTTAAATATATCTACACCTGAAGATGTAGGCTTTGATAGATTTTACTACAACATGAGAGGACTAGATCCTTTCTTAAAAAGACATTTTGGTGTTTCAACTAATGGTAAAGTAGAAGAAGTATTTAGATGGTTTGATAGAATTACTTGGGATAGAGTATTTACTGCTGCTAAATTAAATACATTTCTTACTGTATTAGATAAACCTACTCTTATGGGTAGACCTAATGCTTTACAAATTAAAGCTGGTGATACTGTAGCTCAAATATATGCCAAAGCTACTAAAGCATCTCAATTTACTAATGATGCTTTTGGTGGACAAAACTGGGATATGTTAGCTAATAGAATACAAAACAGTACTCTTAAAAGATTAACGCAAACAACATTTGCTCCAGGCTCTAGAGGCTATATGCAACTGTTAATGTTTGCACCTGATTGGACTATATCTAATGTTAGAATTATAGCTAAGTCTTTACCAGCATTTGAATCAGATCCTGCATTAAGAAGAATGTATCAATACTACTTTGCAAGAGCTGCTCTTATTTATGCTACTGCTGGTAGTGCTTTAAACTATGCATTTAGTGGTCATTCATTATTAGAAAACACAGATCCTACAAGAATTGATTTAGGTGATGGACAAGTTCTTACATTCTCTAAACAATTAATGGAGCCTTTTCATTGGATCACAGATCCACAATCTACAGCTCTTAAAAAGATAGGATCTTTACCTAGAACTACAATAGAAGTATTGACTAATAAACAATACTTGACTACCAAATGGAGTCCAAACATTACATCTAAAGATGATGAAGCTATTGAAAAAGGTTTAAAAATTGGAGGTCATGTTGGTATGAGATTCTTACCTATATGGCTACAATCAGCATCTAGAGATATTGCTGAAAAATTGCAAAGTGATGGTCTGTCATTAGATGAAGCATCTGATACTGCAGTAGACTTTGTGTTGGGTCAACTAGGACACCCACGTTATCAAGGGCCTAGATACACACAATATAAAACAAAAGGGCTTATAAGAGATCCTTATAAGACATTATTCTAATGAGTAGACATACTGAAAATAAAGAAGAACTTTTAAAAGTAAATGGTTCTATTGATTTAATCAATCAAAGATTAGATACCCTTGAGAACAACCACTTAGCACACATACAAAAAGATATTGATAGAATTTTGTATATTTTAGGTGCAGTAGGTATTGCTGTTCTTGGAGAATTATTTATACTTTTAAATAAAGTTCTATGACGAAATTTGTATTAATATTGTATATGTGTTCAATGATTACACAACAATGTAATAATGGATTACATATAAATCAGGAGTTCAATAGTCACTATAATTGTGCTATTGCTGGTTATGACATGGCAAGTAAAGTCATGGAAAATATGGATACAAAAATTATTAATGATAATAGATTAGCTATCAAATTTGAATGCAGATCTATTTCAATATTAATACCACCTAAAAAGCCTGCATAAAGTTGTACCTTTTTAATAGACTTATTCACTAAATAATTGTATAACCATGAGTTATGTTAAGGAAATCAATACTTTGTATAAGTGATCAACACGCACCTTATCATCATATAGACACTCTTGACTTTTTAGCTGCGTTAAAGAAAATATATAAACCTGACCTTGTGGTCAATATGGGTGATGAATTGGATTGGCATTCAATATCATTTCATGATCATCATCCAGGATTATACTCGCCTAGTCATGAGTTGAAAGTTGCTAAAGAGTTTTTTGTTAAATTAGAAAAGCTCTTTCCTAAAATGTTATTACTAGATTCCAATCATGGAAGTTTAGTATTTAGAAAAGCAACAAGATATGGTTTGCCTCATGAGGTATTTAAATCATATAACAATATGCTTGGTGTGGGTAAAGGTTGGTCATGGCACGAAGATTTGATTGTAACTGCATCTAATGGTCAAAAAATTTACTTCTGTCATGGTAAATATAAAGATGTTTTAAAAGTTGCTCAACAATATGGTATGTGTACTGTTCAAGGACATTATCATACATCTTTCAAAATAGATTATTGGAGTAATCCAAATGAACTACTTTGGGGTATGCAAGTTGGGTGTTTAATTAATATGAAAAGTTTAGCTTTTGAATATAATAAATTACAAAAGTCTAGACCAGTTATAGGAACAGGAGTTATCATTGATGGATTGCCTAAGTTAATCCCAATGGTATTAGACAAACATGGCAGATGGAATAGAAAAATTACCTAGAGGAATTAGAAATAAAAATCCAGGAAATATAAAACTTGGTACAGATTGGGATGGTTTAGCTGATGAGCAAACAGATCCTGTATTCTGTGTATTTAGTGAAGCTGTAATGGGTATTCGTGCATTAATGAGAATACTACTAGCTTATAGATTTATACATAAAAAAACTAACGTTGATGATATTATTAACAGATGGGCTCCACCATCTGAAAATGATACTGAAGCATATATTAACTTTGTTTGTGATCGTATGGGTATTAAACCACTAGACAAACTAGATAATAGCATTGAACATTATTTACCTTTGGTAAAAGCTATTATTCAAATGGAAAATGGTATGCAGCCTTATGATGATGAACTTATTGTAGAAGGGATGTATAAGGCATGGGAAGGTTATCCGACAGGATCCTCAGCATCATAGAGGGTATTGCAATTAAAGTTAAGGTTTGGGCTTGGCACAGACGTGTCAATCGTCTTTTTATCAAACGATATAAACAACGTAAAAATGATAGATAGAATTTTTTATTCTTTTTTTGGTTATATAGACTCATGGTTTGAATGGGTTGATAAACAATTTATTAAAAAAAAACGAAAGAAAAAATAATATGTGGTTGAATTTATTGAGCATGGGAGTTAAAACTGCCTCTCATATATATCAAAACAAACAACAAACTAAACGATTAATGTCAGATGCTCAGCGAGTACATGCTGAACGTATGGCGAAAGGTGAACTTGAATATAAAGCGAAAATTATTGAGAGCAATGATAATGGTTGGAAAGACGAATTTGTCCTTGTACTCGTTTCTATTCCTGTTCTTGTATTGGTTTACTCTATCTTTTCTGACGATCCTGAAATTCGTAATAAATTAGATTTGTTTTTTGAATACTTTAAGAATTTACCTTACTGGTACCAAGCTATATTTATTGGTGTAGTATCAGCTATATATGGTCTTAAAGGTGCTGATATTATGAAACGTAAATGAAACACTCTAAATGTTATATCTGTAAAAAAAATCTTAACAAAAGATATGCACAAATAGATGATAAAAGATGGTGCATTAAATGCTTTTATCAATCTGGTGCATCATTACCTATACAAAGCTATGAGAGACACAAAAATATTAGAGCAATACACAAAAGCAGCTGAACGTAAATCTAAAGAAATGAATATATTTCGACTTCTTAAAAAAGAAGTTGAGACTAATGCTAATGGAACTAGAGACTATGTTATTAAAAAAGGTATTAATAAAGGTAAAATTGCTAAATGAAAATATCAGAAAATACTTCGGTATCTTTACCAATAAGAAATTTACTTGCAATTGTAGCAGCAGTAGCAATAGGTGTTTGGGCTTATTTTGGCATTATTGAAAGAATAACATTATTAGAAACTGCTGATAAATTACAAGAACAAGATCTATTAGAAGCATCAGCTCAGAAGCCTATTGACCAAGAACAATTTATGTTGCTTGAACACATGGCAGAACAGTTAGAAAAACTAACAGAAAGAGTTGATGACATGATGAACAATAAAGTAAATATTGATAGACTTCAAACTGATGTTGAAAGACTTAGAATTGACGTTGAAAAACTAAAAGATTCTGTAAGAGCTAATTTGGGTAAGCTAAATGGGAATCACTAAATTAGTATTTGCATTATGTTTATTTATAAATGGTGAGCTTATAGAACATAGAATACAAGACAGCTTATCTACTTGTCTTAAAATGAAACGAGAAGCAACACGAAATATGGATATGCTTAATAAACAATTCATGTGTGGTGAAGTACAAGCTGAAATAGAAGTTAATATAGATGGTAGTGAAACAATTAGAAAAATTATACAATCAAAAAATTAACTATAATCTCTTTCTAAAATCATCTCCAAGTAATGTATAGCCTTTTCTATATCCTTTTTTTTACCCTTCTTTTTATGACGACATATGTACTTAATGGCATTGCCTTCGGCATATGGTAAATTATTTTCATTAATAAAATATGCAGGTTCAACCTTCATAGATTTATAATGATCTCCATCTACTTGTTTATTTAATGTATTGTAAGTCATATCTTTAAATATCGTTTTATCTGTCATTAAAATACTAATTTAAATTTACCAGATCGGTTCTTTAACTGGTCTGGTTTTTTTTTGTTTATTACTTTAAATTGTGAATCTTTTAAAGAATATATATTTAACTTCATAGCTTTAACAAATTTATGTGTAGCATAATATGGATCTATTTTTGCAAGTTTGCAAACTATTTGAAAGTCTTTGGAGTTACCAGTAAGCCAATTTATTGCGTCTCTTTTATGCAT